CTGTCAGTTGCAGTGCCTTCGCGTTCAACTGCTTCGAGCGCAATACCTCGCCCATCCATCGTTCAGGCGAAATGCCGAACGCCGGGTTCATCACCAGTTGCCCCATCTGCTGAAGGAATTGATCTTGGATAGACCGCTCGATCAAAGCACCAGAGCAATGCGCGTCAATCTGGTAATCGCCCTTCTCGTCGTCCGGAACATCAGGATCGAGCAGCAGCCACTCATATAGCGCCTCAACCACCCGACTGGTGATGTAGTCATCCACCTGATAACCAACCGCACGGAGAAGCTGATTGGCGTTGTTGTTCTGCAACTGCATGCCGCCGAAGGTATCCGGCGTGGTATCGCCCGACTGCCCTTGCGTCACCAGTGGAATGCTCGTTGATTCTTCGGCGATACGGAAAGCGTACTCAATGATCGCCATCATCTGCGGCTGCATCGACGGGAACTGAGTGAGCATGAACGCCTTGCGAACGTCGTCCATGACAGCCCCGGCTGCGCGGTGCCATATCTTGTCGTTGGTGATGGCCCAATCGCCATTCGCCGGGACAATGGCCTCGGTATCAATGACAATCTGCGCCCCAGCACTGCGGCCAGCATTGGTCAGCATCGCTCGGGTCGCCGCATTGACCACCGCTTGAGCGGTTTTGCATTGCTCTCCAGGACCAACCCCCACCCAAGACCCTGCACGCCGACGCCAAGGCATGACGTTGTAGGGGAACACGCCGGAATCCAGCGGGTTGATGACCGCGCGAATCACCGTCGAATTCACCACCGTCACAATGGCGTAGTATTCCTCTCGGGCATCTGACTCGCTGATCCCCTGCGCCCTGGCGGCCATCAGGTCTGATTTCGAGCATGTTCCGTAGAAATACCAGACTTCATACCGCTTATCGGCCTTGCTCTTGTCAGCCAACGGACTCATGCCGTCGCCGCTGTTGCCGCTCGGGCCTTCCTCAAGAACCTTTTCAATCTGCTCGGCAATGAACGTCGGGTTCTTCTTCAGCTCCTTCAGCTTTCGCGCCGTGAAGAAATCCCGCTCAACGATGAAGTCGCCAGAATGAACATCCTCGCCGCACGAAGGATCAGGAAACAAATTCCAAGGATCAATCCATGACATGCCGGGCTGGATGCTCTCGACAATCTGCAAGGCAACCCCGCCTTCTACGCGCGAAACCGCTCGACTTGTCCGCGACTCGGCAAATGGAGCCTTGAGAACGCCAACGCCAATTCGGGATGCGTCATGCAAAACCTTGCGCATCTCGGCAGAGTAGTTCGCCTCAACCATCCAGTCATGAATGCGCTTCTCGGCCTTCTTCGCCTTCTCGTCGGCCTGTTCCTTGATCCCTGCGGCGAGGTCTTTCGTCGTTTTCTGCTGGTCGCCATTCATCAGCGGCTGACCGGCTTCGTCCGCCAGCGGAACCGCCATTTCTTCCAGCTTGGTAATCAGCTCAGGATTCGGCGTTGCCGACAAGCTGAACGGCTTGCCATCCAACGGGAGAATGATTTCGGACAGCTTTGCCGCGCCAGCATCGACATACCGAGCCGTCAGCGGAATGAACACCGTCGATTGCGAAGCGTTTGCGCTGCGGCTTTCCCGTGTCAGAGGCCCATTCAGAGCGGCAGGCTTTGCCCACTTCGCACCTTGCCATTCCGCCCGGTTCGCGTCATCAATCCCGAGATAGCTTTCTTCGCAGTACGTCCAGACATCCTCGATCCCGGATTGCTTGCGGAATTGCACCGCCTCATCGCGTTTTTTGGCGACCATTTGCCCAAGGGCATCCAGACGCGCCAATCGTTCGGCTTCCGCGTCTTCCTGCCCTTGTTCGACAAAATCGCTCATGAGTTCCCCAAAAGAAAAGACCCCGGTTCGCATGGACGAACGGGGGCCGACGGATTCAGTGTATAGGTTATTACTATCGCTGTCTAGCTTTTTATCGCACAACTCTATGAGTCATGCGGTGATGCCAAATCGCCACCCCGGCAGCTCCAGGGATGACATCGAAATCGAATGCGCCTGCATCAAACGCATCGGTTGCGAAGGATGCCGCCGCGAAACTTGCCATTACGCGCCACGCCACAAATCGGAGGATTGGCCTGTCCCGATCACGGATGCACTATTCATTTTACGTACATCGACCGGCAAAGGAGTTGTCGCCGCCTGCGCCCAGATCGCATTCGCCAGTCCTTGCGGCGATAGATCGGTGAATGGCGTCCATTCACCCGCCATCGAGAGCAGTCCACGCAGGTCGGACGCGCCTGAAACCTGCGCCACGCTGCCGCTGCCCTCGAACGGCACGATCATGGCAAGGTTGTTACCGTCGCCGGTCAGGCTGATGCTGCCCGAACCATCCAGGCCAATGGTGAGTTTGAGTACGATGTTGTCGCCGGTCAGCGTGGCGACGACGGCGGTGCCTTCCATGCCTACCACCAGCGACAAACCGCTTTCTCCGGTCAGTTCGACCACGCTGGCCGTGCCTTCCATCGGCCCGCCTTGCAAGAGGTTGCTCGCCCCTTCGACCATTGCGGCGATGGTGCGCAAGGCTGACATGCTGCCCGCCCGGATGGCGGGCACGGTGCCATTCACGTCGTAGCCGTCAGGCGTGCTCGCGGTTCTGGCAAAGCTCGCATTGACAAAACGGTTCATGCGATCGCTTTTGGACTTGATGCGAGCATCAAGTCCTGGCGCAACGCCGAAGCCCTTATAGGTGCTGCGCGTCATGTACCTGCCATTCGGCCAAAGTGCCATGATTAGCCCCAGACGACTTCCAGGCCACCGGCAAAGGTCGTCGATGCCGCCGTGGCCGCGCCAGAGCCAAACAACCATGTGAGGCAAGCCCCGTCCTTTATTTCTGGCAGGCTCGGGATTTGATTAAGCAGGTCTTTCTCGGTCATCAAGCCAGCGACAGAAAGCGTGATCGTCGCCAGCGGGCGGGCGAGAACCAGCGCGAACGTGCCGGTGTTGGCCGCCGACATAGTGACGGTCTGCACCGATCGAATGCCGGTATCGCCCGAAGCCAGCGGCAGGAAGGGGCCGTAGTTGTTGGCCGCCGTGCCGGAGTGCGAGACATGCCCGGCGATAGCTGAGGCAGTCATGGCAACCGTAACGGGCAGCGTGCTGCCGGCATTCCCGTCCTGATCGGTGTAAGACAATGCGATGTTCTGCGCCGTCGCGCCTGCTGCGGCCGTCTGTACCTGGAAGGCGCGCACACCTCCGCCGTTGGTGTAGCGCAAGCTCGGCGTGCCGACCAGCGTTTGCGCCGACGTGGTGTTGTTGCTGATGCCGGGATAGTAGCCCTGCATATCGACCAACATCAATGTGCCTGGAACCCCCGTTGCCGCCGTCGACCAGGCATTGAGGTTGAGCAAGTGCTTCCGGCTCGGGCTGACGTTGCCGCCGTGTGGCATCCCGAAAATCTGCGTGCCGTTGCCGGTGGCCTCGCTGCATGCCGTCCAGTTTAGTGCGGTTCCTGCCCACGCATTCGCTACCGGCATTGAGCTGAGCATCGACAGGTCATACCAGCGGCCAAGCGCGTAGGCCGATGCGCCGGTGATCTTGTTCCAGTCGTAGCGCGTGGTTTGCCCGTTGGCAATGGCGGTGATGAGATTGTCGATAGATTGGATGGTCATGCTTATCCCCAAACAAAAGTGAAGTTTCCGAACCACGCCACGGTTCTGGCAGTGGTGCCTGTCGCCAGCATGTCGAACCAGCCGAGCCATGCGCCGTCATAGATGCGGGGCGGGGCAAAGGCTTTCTCGGCGATGAAGTTCTTTTCGGCGCAAACGAGGTTGTCACCCAAGACCATCGATCCAAGGATGCGCACGAGGTAAATGCAGTGCAGCCCTCCCGGTGCGGTCGTGTGCTGAATCGAGTTGATGCGCTTAACGCCCTTCGCGCCGCCGCCGAGTGGGATATGCACCGTGCTGCTGGCGGCTCCGGCTGTAGTCCTACAGCCGGAACAGACAAGGTTCTGCCCGTTGTTGGGAATATCGACCGTTACCGTCCGTTCCACGTCGCCCGAATCTGTGTAGTTGATGACGGTCAGGCCGTTCTGGATTGCCGGGGCAATGTGATTGACCAAGACCATTTGCACGCCAACACCATCGGCGTAGCGCGGCAGGCTGACGTCGTTGACGCACTCTTGCAGGTCGGTCGAATCGCCATCGATCAGCGGGTAGTAGCCGAGCAGGTCGAACAGCACAACGCTGATTGGCCCGTTGTATGTGGCCTGGCTGCTCCGCATTTGCGCTTCGGCGAGATAGCGTTCCTCGCCTGCGGCAATGCCAGGGAACCAGATCGCGTCGTTCTTCTGCGCAATGCTGGGCGTGAAGGTCAGCGGCGAACCGACACGCGCGTCGTATGCCGGCTGGCCAGACGCATAAGACGGGTCGGCCCATACCTTCGCATGAGCTGTGCCGGCGTTCTTCTGGAAGCGTTGGACGTGAAACTTCCCCGCCGCGAACGCCGCGTTGAAGTCACTCAGGCTGCGTATCGCCATCGTCGTATTGCTCCACAATGCCGTACGTGTGATTCGGGCAAACCGGGGCCGGCTCTTGAGGAACCGGCCCAAGCAGTTCGCCGCAGTGGGCGCAGCGATAGACGATCATCAATCAACCGTGCCTTGCAGCGCGCCAGTGTTGAACAGCGGCGTGATACCAGACGAAATATTCCGAGAGGCCGACAGCGCGCCCGAATAAAGGATGTCGCCCGCGCCTGCCGAGAGCAATCCAACAGAAAAGTGCGTGGCCGTTGCTGTGCCCGCCGTGCATTCGCCGAACTGCACGGTCGCCGCGTTGCTCACCTGGCTGCCTGATACCGTGAAGCCGCCAGCCGAGCGGGCAACATCGACACGCGCATAGCCGGTATAGCTCACCTCGTTTGTTGTCTGATTGCCGGCATCGCCGGGGTCGGACGAATGCAAGGCAACGTAGAAGCTGCCCGCCGTGGCGCTGTTCTGCAAACCAGCAGCGTCACCGACGTTTGGCCAATCGACGTTGTTGAACAGCAGATTCAGCAGGTTTGTTTCTGACGCGTTGGACATTGACATTGATTACTCCTCCACAAGTTAAACTGCGCCAAGTGCGGTCGACCGCACTTGCACCACGCGCGTCTTGCTCATCGCGTGTAGCCTCCCGGCAGGTGTCTGCGATCCATTTCAGCGCAATACGCATGCTTGCAATGGTCGCGCTCCAGCGGTGAAAACAGTGCGTCGATAACCGGCTTGAACCAACGCCCGCCGATCTGGTCGCGCAACCACAGGCGGTAGGCCGCTGCGCTCATAGTCTCGTCGGGCGAGCCGTGCCCGAGCGTCAGCAGCACATAGATGAACTGGTCGATGGCAATCAGGATGTTGAGTAGGCGGCGTCTCATGGCAGCACCGCCTTGATGTTTAGCCCCTGCGCGATGCCCAACGCCGCAAGCACGGTGACCGCCCACACGATGCGCTCCAGCCACCTATCCCGGAGCGCCCGGCGCGAATCGGTGTCGGCGTCCTCGTCGCGCATCTTGGCATCGACCCATGCGCCCCGCTTACGGTTGATGTGGTCATGGATCATCGCCTCTTCCGCCCAGGCCAGGACGCGCAAGTCGCGCTCATCCGTCTTGCGCCGCCGCCCGATCCATTCATGGTCGGCATGATGGACGGGCGCATGGCCGTTGAGCACCATCGTCTTGATCCGTTCTTCGTTTTGCAGCACGGCATCCAACTTGCCGCCAATGTCCTCGATGGCCGAGAGCATCAGCAGCAGCAGCATCTTGACCTTATGGTCTGACTCGTCGGCGAGTGCCTTGAGGATGGCGTCTTTCGGAGTTTTGTCGGTCATCTCGGTTGCTTCCCGGAACTTCGCGTCCCAAACCACCACAGCGTCACCGTGGTGAAAAGGTAAAGGATCGTCCCGACAATCAGCTTGGTCGTTTCATACCTCTGATCCGCTGTCAGCGGCCCGACCTGGCTGGCCAGCTCGTTATATATCTGTGTCGTCAGAACACACAGGTAGATCGTCAGTCCAGGCCGCACCACCCCGCGCAGCACGTCCAGCAACACCAGCAGCCAGCCCTGCCCGCGTGTCGGTTTGACCGCTGCGCTGTACTGCTGCGGCTCAAGCTGGTAGCTCGCAGCCAGGGTTTTTGCATCAGCCTCAACCTCGCGGGCATCCCCCTCGATGGTGGCCACTTGCGTGCGCGCCGCCCACTCCTGCGCCATGATCCTGGCATCCGCCTCACGCATCGCAACCTCGTGCGCTTGCTTGCTGGCCTGCGCTTGCAGGTCGAGCTGTCGGCCCTTGTAGTCCGCATATCTCTGCACTGCCGCGCCAAGGATGCCCGTCGCACCGCCGCCAAGAATAGCGGATGCGGCTGTCCCGATCAGTTCAAGCATTTTTCCTCCTATGTGCAATAACAGCCTGCACTGCTAACCTGGCCTCTTCAACGCTCCAGTCATTACTGCGCTTCCTATTGCAGCTATGACATGCTGGAAGCACGTTTTCATTCGAATAACCCTTCGAGCAATCAATTCTGTCTAGCCCGTACCCGGTTTCAGGAAGAGGGCCATCGCAGTAATAGCAGGACTTTTCTCGAAGTTTTATGAATTGCTCTATGGTGATTGACCACTCTCTCCCTGCGCGCTTCGCCGAAAGGACTCCGTTTCTAAACAGCCCTTCAATTGACCTTGCGTATTCACGAAGATATGCAACCCTGCGGTCTCGATTCTTTAGGTGGTACGACTTCGCCCTAGCCTTTTCTTTCTCAGCATTCTTCCGGTAATAGTCCTGGTTATAGTTACCACCCATCGACAATCTCCAAGTCAAAGGGCTTGCCGCCCATGAGTGTTTCAAAGTTTCGCACCGATGGCATTGAGCGCAGAATGGCCCGCTGCCCGCCAATCCAGCCAAGCCGCTCACCGAGCACGATGCACCCTTGCACCTGAGCTTGCAGCCCAAGCGCCCGATCTCCGACCAGATTCGCCGGATGGATCAGCACCCCAGAGCGCCCAGGAACTTCAACGAGCCGATACGTTGGCCGCTTGAGGCGCGGGGAAAGCGCCCATATGCAGTGATAAATCCCCGCTGGGATACAGCTTGCGCCCTTGCGGTTATCGCGCCACGGCAATTCCCCGGTGTAGGCGGTGAAGGCGTGACCGTCGAGCGACAAACGGCCAAAGGTGCCGTGGTCCGTGCTCGGTTGGCGGCGAATCGTAACGCGCACAGTCACTCGATCCCCCACAGCGCCAGCCACGCCAGATAGCCGCCAGCGCAGTAGCGCACCCAGGCAGCGTAAGAGTCAGCCGCCGAGACGGCCGCACCGGCCGGGCGGGAGAAGGTGGCGTAGATGACGCGGCCCATCAGTCCAGCAGCGCCTTAAGCTTGCCCTTCAGCACGTCAAGCCGCTTTTCGGCGTCATTGGCGGCAGCATTGGCCGTCATTGCGCGTTGCAGCGCCGCGGTCTCTTGCCTGGTTGCCTCGTCCGCCGATTCGTTCAGCTTGGCGATTTCAGCCGTCACGCGCTCGCGCTCGACCTCGGCACGCTGCATCGCATCCTTGGCTTGCTGATTTGCAGTCGCCACGATGGCCTTTGCGGCTTCGTCCGCCGTGGTTTTTGCCCCGGCGATGATGTCGTCTCGCTTGCCCGACGCGTCTTCGAGGATTTTCCGCGCTGACGCCTTGGCCTGATCCACTTCGGCGCGCGCCTCGTCACGCTTGGCCATCAGCGACACAAGCTCATCCGTCACCGACACGATCTCCTTTTGCCGCTCGGCGATGGTCTGGTCAATCTTCCCAATGTCCTCCAGCGCGTCAGCCACCTGGCCGATGCCCTGGAAAGTCACGGCCATGCGCCGAATCGTTTCGGCTGCGGTAATCAAATCGCTCATCATCAAGTCCTCATCGAGTTTGTACGGCGCAGCAAAGCGGTCACGACGACGGTCGCACCAGTTCCCGCAGTCGTCAGATTCGGGCGCACGAACAGCGGGCGCTCAATCGTCGTGAACACTTTGTTTGCCGTCGCCGTCGTCTCCGCTCCACCGGCAGCGTTGGAAAGGCCGGTCGCGATATACGTCACGCCATCAGCAGAGCCTTGCGGCTTGAGCGTCGCACCGCCCCAAGTGCCTGTGGCCACCCACGTCACGTCCGCCCACTCCGGGCACTGGATGCCTGCGCCGTCAGAATCTGCGGTCGTGAGCGTCCATTGGTATTGGATGAGCGAGCCATCGCCGTCACCAAGCCCTCGGGTGACGGTCGGATTTACTGTTGCCATGTGGATCTCCTGTTAGATGCCCGTGCCAGGGACGGCAGGGCGGAAAGCTGGGATGTTCAGCGGCCTTGATGGCGGCTCTACTGCGGTTGGTATTGCAAAAGTCATCGCAAGCGAATCGGCGCAGTCTGGGGATTTCACGCCTCGCCGCTTGGCGTCGTCCTTTGACTCAAGGAGCATTTCGCCAGACCGGAAGGAATAGCGTAGCGATGTCAAATCAACTTGTAGATCGTTGTCATTCGGGATGCTGGCTGTCTTCAACCACTCCCCCATTTCGCGCCACATATAAGCGCGGAGGTTGTAGTCTCGACCGTTGTCCATCCTCAATGAAGAATTTACGTCGACGACTATCGCGCGACGCTTACCTGTGATCTTGTCGATCACGTCTGGAAAGAATCCGCGCATCACGTCGGCCACCCCAGCGCCAACGCCGATGGTATCGACGGCGATCTGCTCCGGGCGCTCGCCGTAGGCCACGATTTCAGCTCGCGCACGACCGGCGACCTCAGTGATGTCGAGCTTCGCCAGCTTGATTTGCTTCAACAAAACCCGCCCACGCCTGAACGTAATGACAGTTTTGTCATTACCGAATCGCGCTACGTCAATACCAATGCGAAGGCCACCGACAGGACGCACATCGGCCGGCCCGCGCATCATTGCGGCCTTGACATCTGCCGCTGGAATCAGCGCATTGCTCACCGAGCTTTCGTAATTTCGGTCAATCTCTTGAGCAACAATCACAGGGTCAAGCGATTCGCACTGCCGCTGATACCACGCCTCGTCTTTACGCGGATCGTCTCGCCAATCAAAAACGAATTTCTTGATCTTGCCGCCGTGCGCTTTTCGATAGAACGGATTACCTGCACCGTTCGGTGTGCTCACATCCACCTTGCAGTTGGATGTCTGCGAAAGTGCTGCGTCAATAGCTTCCGCGTGCTCGTAAAAAGCGGACTCGTCCTTAAAATAGATCGAGGTGCGATTGCCTCGCCCGATGTTATCGCCCGCTTCGCCAACAATGCTGGATCCGTTTTCCGGGTTCAGGATGCGCATATGCGGCGCATGTTTTGCCTCGTCCCACCCGACCGGGCGAAACTCAACCGGCAGCAGATTGATGAACTGCCGAGCTTTCCAGAAAAGCGATTTCGGATCGCCGATCTTGTCGACGTACTCTTCTTTTCGGCTCCCGAAGCCGACCACCGTTCCTGGATGGAAAAGCCACATCCATACGGCGAACGCTACGCACAGCCATGAAACCCCCATGTCCCGCGATTTCTCGACAAGCGCGTCCTCGCGCCCACGCCAAACCGCATGCACGAACTCGATGAAATCCCGCTGCTTCACAAACAAGACGAACGGAACCACGGTCGGCATGCCTATTTCCGCCAATCGCGGGTCGAACGTCATGCCCCAGTCCGTCACAAACGCAACAGGATTGCCCTTGTAATACTCTTTCAGCCCCGCCAGAATCTCCGGTGTCGCCCGGATGTTGGAAAGCCGCTCGGCCCTCTGCTCATACACCAAAGCGTAATTCGGCGACTTCCAATCAAATTCCATCACATCGGCAACCCACTACATATAGTATGTTCGCCGATATAACACCGCATTTTTCTACACTCAACAGGCTATTTAGTAGCCCCACCGTCAAGCATTCGACGGTAAGCCTCTTCTGGAGTGATCGATACGCTTTGCTGGATCGGCGGCAAATCCTCTGCACCCCCAACTTGTATCTTGTCCCCGTACTTTTTTGGACGCAGTTTGCCCATCAGCCACTTCTTATTGTCGGCCTCCAGCCGGACAGCCGCAGCCGAAGCCTTATTTACTGTCCTCACGATGCTCCCATTGACCATCAGGGGCACGCCGTCGACCTCAACCGGAACCCATGCCTTTTCGTGCAACTCCAGGAACTCTTCGCCCAAATAGTCGGCCTGATCCTCCTTGGCTCGCGCGTATTTCTCGGATATCGCTTTATCGTCCGACATCCACTGACAGATAGTGGAGTAATCGGGCAGCTCGAATCCGTCCTTTCCTGCCTTGAGGATCGAGCCTAAGCTGCGCGAACTTGTCGCCAGCTCATTGCAGACATGCGCCATCACCGCGTCACGATTCCACGATTGGCGATTAAGCATGAGCGGGTTTGACTTGCCTGCAGCCTGTTTTTTTGCCGCCATTACGCGAACCGCTTTGCAGGGATTTGCTGCTGCGGCGCATAGGCGCGGTCGAACTCGCCTTGAGCAGCCGCGTCATCAATCGCCCCGCCACCTTTGACAGCGGCCACGATCATCTCAACAGCCTGCGACAGCCCTTTGACCGGGGTAGGCTCTGCCGTCTCCTGGCCGTCGCGCTCCACGCCTACGGATAGCTTGCCGTCAGCGGAGACATGCAAGCAGACGGTAAAGCCACCATCGCCATCTTCGTCGGTCATCGGCTCGGTCATGGGATCATTCATTTGCGTTTCCTTATATTCATGCACAACAAAAAGCCAGCGGTCCATTTCTGGCCGGCTGGCTTGTCAGTAACCCGCATGGTGCGCGCCGATCTTGCGATCCAGCTCTACCAGGATCCCCCGGCGATCTAGGCGTTGCGAGTGTTGTTGTCTGGAGCGGCGAGCGGGGATCGACCCCCGCATCCTGTGCTTGGAAGGCACTAGCTCTACCATTGAGCTACAGCCGCTTTTTTAGGGCGAGCGAAGCCCGACGGGTTAATTTTCGGCTATCTGCTGTGATTTGTCAATAGCGATTTTGTATTGTCTAGGTGTAAAACTCGTCCAATACCGATTATGGCACCTGTTTAGGTGTCTACTTCACGTTAGCCCGCATGAACGCGAAGCTCCCATGCGTCGAGCGGGAAAATGTCGCGTGCCGCCTCGCCGCACTCTCTAAGAATTTCCGCTTTTCTGTCCTCTGCTACGCGCTTTGCCTCCTCTTCCGTCTCGGCGTAAATCATCGAACCTTGCTTTCTGCCGTCGTACCTAAGCGAGCAGATCAACTGATACCGCCCTACCACAGTTCCATTCACTTCCTCGTCACACTTCGTGTTCAAAATCATGGTATCAATCCCTTGGCAATGCAGGCTAACCCGGCAGTCGAGCGGGACTGCGGAATATGCCGCAGTGTGTTTTCTGAATCAGTCATCGCCGCAGCCCCTCACTTTTACGTTGTGCGTCTTCATCACTCTGCCGGCGGCTTCAGCTTGTACATCCGGCACAGTGCCCTTTCGATCATCACCGGCCCGCTCTCTTCGCGCTCCGGCTCCGTCAGCCAGTCACGCAACCACTGCGGGAGCTTGGTGTTGTAGGGCACCTTCTTCAGATGCTCCGGGGCGGGATTGCGGCCCGCCCCTTCCCGTTTCCCGCCGCGCATCAGAAAACCGTCAGGTCGGTTCCCGGCAGCGCGATCCGCACATCGCCGAGGTCCACCACGCTCATGCTCTGGCGGGGCTGGCCCTTGACGGCCTGCACGTTCTTCCAGGCGCGGAACGGGAAGCCGCCGATCTCGCCGGTCTTCATCGCGGTGCGCTCGTTCCAGCCCTTGCTCGACTCTTCCCACTGCTCCAGTGTTTCCTGCGTTTCAACGTGTTCGCACATCCACTCGCCGCCCTTGTAGTCCGCGTCGAAAAGTTCGTTGTTGGTGGCGGCTGCGAATTTTTTGAGGTTCTCGGTCATGATCTTTTCTCCTGAGTTTTCGGTTTGGGCCTTTCCCTCACCGTTGAATCTAGTCTAGTCGTCTATCAGAATAAAGTCAAGACATTTTTCAAAGTATTTTCACCGCCAGACGCACAACCCGTCAGTCGAGAGGGAGCGTCCGCGATAAAGCCGCGTCCGCCCCCTCACTTTTGGCGTTAGGCCCCTTTTTAGGTGTCTACTTGGCGTTAGGCCCCTTTTTAGGTGTCTACTTGGCGTTGGGCCTCTTTTTAGGTGTCTACTTGGCGTTAGGGGTTTTCATCATCGATCCCGCCATAGCCATACGATGGCTATTACAACTACCACCATGACGGTATTCAACACTAAATCGGCGCGGTCAATTCGGTCGCAATATTCTCCGTTGCGCTCCCTGTAATCGGCCTGCGCACACAGCGCCTTACCTTGTCCGAGTTTCTTTCCTGCCTCGAACGATGCTTGGTAATTATTAACATCTGGAACGGGAACATAGTCCATAGCAACCCCTAACCCTGCGATCCACCGGACCTTGCGCAATAAGACGCGCAAGGCCGGTGATCTTGAACGTTAGGTTCCTTTGCGCGGTCGATCTTCTTCCGCACCCATTCGGCACCGCCAAGCCGTGCCAGCTTCTCGCGCTGTGCCTCTGTCACCCGCAGGGAGAAAGTTACCGTTTCTTCTCCCTGCTTCACCGGCTTTCTGCCTTGGCCCCTTCCGGGGCCGCCCCTTTTGATCACAAATCCACCAGATTTTCTTGGGTCAGCTTCGCGCCCTTTTTGCCCTCAATCGTCGCCAGTCCTTTTTCTGCCGCCGCAATCGCTACAGCCCACATCGCGTCGTGTTCTTGCTTTGCTTCAGCAATCATCTTTTCCAGTGTGCTCATTTTGTTTCTCCTTCGTTTGTTGAGTTGATGTTGTTATTGTAGCGCGCAATCAAACCAAGTCAAGAACTATTTTGTGTTGCGTTATCAACCACGGGACCTAACACGTCATTCCAGCGGACCGGCCTTCGGCCGCCCGCTGAATTCGGCGTTAGCGGGCATTTCCGTCCCGCCGTTACTGATTTTGTAGTCCTTGAAAATCGTGCCACGCGAAGCGTCGCCAACCGTGCAGTGCCGCACCCAAACGCGCTTGCCGTTCGCGCATGTGCGCCAGTGCCCGCGACGTTCATGTTGTCTCGGGCTGGCATGTGTTCCGCCAAGGCATTCGCCGCTCGGCTTCACTGGCTCGATCACGACCGTATGCCAGTCGTAGATCAGCGGAGCCTTGCCTTTCGCTGCTCGGCGCTTGTTCGTGATGCTGCTGGCCTTCGCCGTCGCCCGGTAGCCGGTAGGGTTCGCGCCTTTCAGGAACTCGGCCAACACACCAACTATGGGCGCGGCCTGGTCCTTCGTGATTTCCTCCTCGCCTTCCACGTCGCCGATATGGCAACCGCCTTCGGCCATCACAACGGCGAATACCGGCGTTCGCGTCCAATGGCCGGGCATCATCGCGCAGGCAAACAGCAGGATCGTCGATTCGTCGCCCTGCGCAGCCCACACCAAGAACTTGTCGCCCTTGCTGTCGCGCCCGACGATGGCGCATTTCTCGAACGGCAGCCGGTTTCCCGGCAGTTCGCTCCATGCGAACGTGTAGCGCGGAAGCGTTCCCAGGTCGAACCAGATGCACGACAGCGCCACTTCCGGGTCAAGTGACACCAACTCTTTGACAAGCGGCGTCATGCGAACAAGTCCCCCGTCAGCGTATCGCGCATGGCCTTGTCCCTGGCGCAGTGCCGGCACCAGCAGTCTAAGAAGGCAACGCCCTCGGTTCCGTTCGCCGGGGTGTAGGTTTCGCTCATCCCAGCACCCGCCGCGCCCGTGCCCAGAACTCGCGCACCGCCTCGACAAGTCTGGCATCGGCATCAGGTCGCCGACTCCTTAGCACGTCGCCAAAAATATAACGGCACTCAAGCATCGTCCTGCTCACGGCTGGAAGATCCCATATGATCGTGTCGCAAATCTGCGCGACCTTTGCATCTTCAGCAGCCGCAAGATCATCGACAGTGTCGAAGCCACGCCCACCTGTCGAAAGGCCGACCGATTTTGACCGATACCCGCTCGCCGACGATGTAGATTCGGCACGGCGCCATTCGCCCCATCCGACCAAGTGGTATTCGGCCACTGCCATGTCATCCATGCCGCTCATGCGCGCCTCCAGTCGATGCAACGATCAGTTTTCGCCACCAACCGCTTGTACAGCCGGCAGGACAGCCGCCAGCCCAGGATGTGCATGCGGCGCTCGGAATGTTTGCAGTTCTCACAAGACAAATTCACTCGCTTCCCCCTTTAAGTGCCTTCAGCTTCGCCCGGTAAAAATCCCTGATCTTTTTTAAGTCATCGACGCTGTATTTCCGCGCCTGGTTGTCTGCTTCCAGTGCTTCAACTTCTGCCCATCCGATCCGGGCAACAAGTCCTATCCGGTAATCCACGGCTCGTCCTGCCCCGTAGCGGTTGCACACCTTTCTCTGCGCATGTGCATTGCGCTCGTCAAATCTCAGGTGAGGCGCGCTGCCGGTTGATCTGTAGTGCCCGCAGTCATACCCGCCGCCGACCGCCTCAGCCGTCAAAGGCTGACCGCAGCAGATGCACGGCTGGGCCTTGTCTCGCTCACGAATGTAGGCATTGAAAGCCGCCTGCGCCTCTTTGAGCCATGCGCTTCGCGGCTTGATCGCCGCTTTCCTGGCGCGGATCTCCTTGCGCTCCTTTTTGACCCGCTCGCGCTTGGCGTACTCGGCGGCACATTCCGGAGAGCAGGCCTTGTGCGTCATCGATCGACGTTCGAACGGCTGCTTGCAGACTGCACACCTTGCCACTACCTGCCCTCCTTCACCGACTCTGCCAGCTTGTCGTAGAACTGCGCGGCCTTGGTCCCTCTGGCGTTGATGAACTTCTCGGCCAGCTCGGAAACTTTGACCGCCCAATCGATCGCGATGCCGATGTCCTTCGGGTCGCCCATCTTCACGCGCTCGTCTCCGCGCCGCCACTTGTTGTGGGCGCGCAGGGTTTTGATGTGGGGGTGTTGCTTGCTCAAACTTCCTCTACCCAAGATGAAGCCATCTCCTCGACCTGCTCAGGCGTCAGAGTCGACCAATACTTCTCACTCACGTGCCGGCACATCGCACGCGCCACTTGCTTGCGCTCTCCGTCGTCCAGCTCGTCGAACGATAGCGACAGCGGAAACCGCATCATCGCCAGGCCGATTCCGGGAACTTGCACGCCGACCTCTTCGCAGTGAATATTGGCCTCCCACTGAAGCCGTTTGAGCACCTGGTGCGCGTTCATCCCTGAGAACGCTTCAATATTCGCCGCGCATAGTTGGCCGATGCAATGATGCAGACGATTGAATGCCGGGTTGTTGAGCTTCTTCAGGTCGGCGGCCAGGACATCGCCGACGCTGTAGCCCTTCTCGCGGAGCTGCGTGTGCGCATACCCGTCAGCCGGGACGAATCCGCCTTTGATGACACGTAGGAAGACGCGCGGCTTGCTGGGCTTGGATTTGCGGACGGCAGTCATTTCTCAACCCCTCGCCAAGGCAAATCCTCGTAATACGCATCGTTGATCCCGGCCCCTTGATCGACGTACCAGAACCCAACGCCTGGCGCGGCTTGCTGCCACAAGTCGAGATGCACATGCGGAGCAGGATCACTCCCGCCGCCGAAAATCTCGGTGTAGTCGCGCTCGTACCAGCCTTCGCGAACAGGAGAGACGCTTCCAGGAAGCCACGGAGTTTTCTTCACTGCGCCCGCTCCCGCGCACATCCCCGACACCGCCAGTCCTCATCGCGCTTGTCGTAGTGGCACGCCGTCGACATCACGAACGGCACCCAGCGCATCCGATAGACGGAGAGGATCAGCCCGAACATGCGGAAGTGAAACAGGCCGTCGCGCGCCCAAAAACCT